GCTTCAAGGATCTGCTGAATGAGAAACTGGCAGCCGAGATGGATTACGCGGATGAAGCGGCTGCTCTGCGTGATGTGCAGGGAATGCAGAAACTCGAAAAAGAAAAACTCCTGGCTGATCAGGAGCGGAGGATCCGGGAGAGCCAGCTCGAAAATGCCAGAACTGTTGCCGGAGGCATGGCTGACATATTCGATAATCTCTATGAATTGACCGGCAAAAAACACAAAGAATTTTTCTATCTTGCAAAAGCTGCGGCAATTGCTGAAGCGATAGCGAATGTAGCATTAGGAATTACGAAAGCTCTCGGCCAGGGTGGTATCTGGGGGCCGGTCATGGCAGGTGTGGTGGCCGCCGCAGGCGCGGTACAAATAGCAACTATTACAGCCCAGAGTCTCGCGGCAGGCGGGAAAATCCAGGGCATCTCTCCATCGGATACAGCCGACAATATTCCCATCATGGCCACTGCCGGCGAATACATGCAGCCTGTGAAAACAGTGCAGTATTACGGCTCACAAGTCATGGAGGCTATACGACAGAGGCTTATCCCGCGGGAGATATTTACAGGCCTGACCCTGCCGAATTTCACAATGCCACGGCCAAGATATGCGTTTGCTACCGGCGGCCAGGTGCCTGCACAAGCGCCCGGAAGGGAGGATAAGCAGCCTGACATCAACATAATCAATGTTACAGATCCCAGGGACATAGATCAGTACCTGGCATCGTCGGCCGGCCAGAACGCTATTCTCAACGTGCTCAGTTCCAGGGCTGAGGCTGTAAAACGGGTGCTGCGATGACCGATGTGAATGAATATTTCCTGATCCCGCCCGACTGGGCAAATCCTGTTTTGTTTCGCAAACAGTGGCGGACCGGTCTGCAAAATAGCTTAAAGAATAATGACAAGCGTTCAGCCCTTTTTACCTGGCCGCGGCGTGCGCTGTCGTATGATGCGGTGGCCCTGGAATATACCGAAACCGCGTATATTAAGCGGAAGATATACAAAAATCTGCCTAATGTCTGGGGTATTCCATACTGGCAGGACAGGACTGCTCTGACGGCGGAGGCCTCCAGCGGTCAGGCTGTGCTGGATGTGGGGTCCACGCAATACAGAAATTTTGAAGTTGGAGCATTATGTATTTTGTTAGCATCCAAAGATTCTTACGAGGTCGGAACGATATTAAGTTTCACGGCAGATCAAATCACGTTGACCGGTAATCTAATCAGCACGTGGCCGGTTAATACAGATGTCTATCCCATTCTGAAATGCAGGATAAAAACGGGGCAAAAATTTAACTCGCTATCTGCCAGACTCGGGAAAATTGCTATTGCGGCGCAGGAAGCTTATGACGAGATCACCAGGCATACACCTAACATCGATGATTTCCCTACATATAAAAGCTGGCCGATATTCAATATCCCCCCGGACTGGGGCCAGCCTGTTGATATGAATTTTTTGCATGATTATGAATTGCTGTCCTTTCTTGGGAAAACATGCAGCATGTCCCATTGGGAGGAAACAGCCTTCAGGTTTGACGCGGGTTATCTCGCCGACGGGAAGGCGGAAATTCAGCGATTTCTGGATTTTTTCGATGTCCATAAGGGCAGATGGGGAAATTTCTGGCGGCCATCATGGATAGCAGATATCGTGGTGACTGCACCGTTTGGGGCGGATGCTGTTGAATTGACAATCGATCCGATTGAGTATCCTGATTACTGGTTGGACAAAAAGGCCGGTTCGCATATCATGCTGCTGTGGCCTGATGATGAATTTGCATGCCGCGGGGTTGTTAAGGCGACAAGCGATAAAATCGTTATCAATCAACCGGCCGGCCGGAGTTGTACGGCAGAGCAGCTTCCTCAATTATTAGTATCATCTCTGACATTGTGCCGGTTCAACCAGGATGAGATCGAGGCGAAATATTTATCGGATTCCGTTGCAAATATTAATCTGTCGTGCCGGACAACATTATCGGAGATCCCGGCTGCCACCACGACCACAACGACAACCACTACTACCTCATCCACCACAACGAGCTAAAAATATGAAGGATGTTTCTGCAGATTACATAGCTAAGGAAGAAGCCAACCAGCGAAAGCCTGTTGAATTATATCATGTATGGCGGGATGGTGGGATACATTGGCGATATACCGATGGAGATGTCTCTGTTGTGTTTGACGGCGATACCTATGACCCAGCTACATTAAATCGAACTTCGACAAAATATAATACTCAGTTGGAAGTCACTACCTTAGAAATTACAACTTCTTTTGTGACAGATCCGACTCTTGAATTTATAGCTATTAATCCCATAGAAATTTTATGGGTTTCCGTTTCAAAATTACATAGAGATCAAAATCCATTAGAGGCTGATGTTATTTTTATTGGTCAAATTAAAAGCGTTTCTTTTAAAGGCGTTGCTGCAAGCATTACTTGTGTTGGATTTGAGCATTTCTTAAAACAACCAGTACCTAAATGGAGATATCAGCCCAATTGTAATCATCATATCTTTGATTCTAAATGCACAAAAATAGAAGCAGATTATAAAACAACTGCTACGATAACTCTTAATTCAACAGGAACTGAGCTTACAAGTGCTACCTTTGGTGGTGAAGCAGACGGGTATTTTAGAGGCGGGAAGGTTGTGTTTGGTGACGAAGCAAGAACAGCAGTAAATCATGTCGGATCTGTTATAACTTTGATGTACAAATTTAAAGACTTAGAAGACAGTGATTCGGTTGATGCCTATCCAGGCTGTGACGGCAGAGCTGAGACTTGCAGAGACAAATTTGATAATGTGATTAATTTCTTGGGCTTTCCTTTTATTCCCGAAGAAAACCCCGCAAGGAGGACTCCATAATTTGTATTATTTTGATGACATAGAAAAACAAAAAGAATTAAAAAGGATTCTTGACGAATGGATAGGCACACCATTCCGACATCATTGTGGTGTGAAGGGTTTAGGTTGCGATTGTATACATTTTGTTGCCCGTGTATTTGAAGAGTTGGGTGTTATGCGTAATGTAACAATTCCAAACTATCCTAAAGATTGGCATTTGCATAATACGAGGGAATTGTTAGAAGAAGGTATTTTTAGACATCTCAAGGTAGAGAAGGTTTCCCTATCTAATTTTATGAATGGCGATATTATTTGCTCTCATTTTGGTAAAGCTGCATCTCATGCCGGTGTGTTTTTTGATGGATATGTTTATCAGGCTCTAAATGAAATAGGTGTACGCAAGATTAATTTTAGTGATAAAAAGTTTCGGGCAAGAATGAAATTTGCATATAGGATTTTGAAATGAGTCTTGGTGGATTAGTCGGAGCAGTTGTAGGAGGTGTAATAGGCTTCGTTATAGGAGGTCCAATAGGTGCTTTCTATGGAGCTACAGTTGGATTTGCTCTTGGAATGGCAATTGATCCAATGACTCCTGATATGCCTTCTGCCGGAGATCCCGACCAGAATGCGTTGGTTATGTCAAATACAGTCGGTGGTCCCATACCTGATTTAGCGGGCACCGGAAAAATAACCGGACACTTACTTTGTTATGGAAATGAAAGTGCTGTGGCACAGCACTCACAATCTTCTGGGGGTGGTAAGAGTGGTAAGGGTGGTGGTAGTGATGATCCGCCTCCTCAAGTAACAGGATATAAGTATTATATGTCCTGGGTAGTCGGTATAATAGCAGGCCCTGTCGATACATTGTATGCTATTTATAAAGGAGAAGATATTGTTTGGGAAGGCGAGTTGGACTGCCCTGTTTCTGGTGGGAAAGAAACTATAGTATTATCGGGAATAGGTTCCATAGAGTTTTATTTTGGCACGGCAGACCAGGTAGCAAATTCTAAAGTGGGAGCTTTGCTTGATGATGCGACTTTAAACACTCCCTATCGAAATATGTGTTGGGCATTTTTTGATAATTGTTACATTGGAGAATATAATAGATGTCCAACGATGAGGTTTATTGTTAAGAAGATTCCCCAAAATGCTTTTTCTACCAAGCATGAAATTCAGAAATACGATTCCAACCCTGCTCATATAGCATGGTACATACTTCACAATTTGGTAGGTCTTCCGGAAAGTTGGTTGCATTCTGCGGATTTTGCTACGCTGGCTTCAACATTGCATAGTGAAAATAG